GCAGTACGGCTTCCCCATGGTTCGCTGTATTCAGGGAGCAAAGACGCTTTCCCTGCCGATGCAGCAGATGGGCGCAGACTTAAAAGCAAAAAAAATCAATTACAATAATAGCCCGATTTTAAAATGGTGCTTGACGAACACAGGTATTCTCACAGACAGGAACGGCAACATAGTGCCTATAAAGGCGCAGCAGCCAAAGATGAGGATCGACGGCATGGCTTCCATGCTGGACGCATACGTGGGCCTGATGGACCACTACGAAGAATTTTTGAGGGCGTGATGAAATGGTAAAGGACAAAAAAGTCATCATTTACAATAAGACCGAGGTTCAAGACGATATAGGCAACTTTGTAACCGCCTATCAGCCGATTCACCCGGGCAGCCTGTGGGCCTACGCGCGGCAGCTTTCCCAAAAAGAGTATTTCGCAGCCGGGACTGCCGGGTACAAAGAGGATATGCAGTTTACCGTCAACTGGAGAAGAGACATCAAGCCCGGAATGCTGATTTACTACCGGGAAACGTGGTACGTCATAGACCGCGTGGATACCTTCGAGGGTTACAAAGAGAATTTGAAGCTGCTCGCAAAGGAAGCATCAAAGACAGAGATTCCACCGGCGGATACGATAGTACCATACTGATTCCGGGAGAGCTCAATTTTGAGCTTACCTTTTTCTTCCATAATTGATAAGATAGTACCATACTGATTCCGGGAGCTGCTCGTTAAATTTGACGGGCAGCTTTTTTATGCCAACAAGGAGGAGAATCCAATTTTGGACTGTCCTAATACGGGACTTCACGCGCACGCCCGGGAGATGCTGCCAAGGGTGTCACATTTCGTTACCCCCTGTCACGAATCCAATTTTGGATTGGTTAAATCTACTGAGCCCAATTTTGGGCTGAGCGTTCCCACACGGCAAGCACGGGAGATGCAGCAATCATCAGTCCCCAATTTTGGGGACTGACACAGATAACTTCAACCCCAACACTGTTGGCGTTCCCCTACGCGCGCGGGCGGGAGATGATAGGACGAAAAAGTCGTTATGGCTCTCAGCCATAACGGTTCCCATACGCGCACGCGCGGGAGATGATAGTCGGTCTTCCCCCACTTGTGGGGGAAACGCCAAAGTTCCCATACGCGCACGCGCGGGAGATGATAGAAAAATCAACGAATCCAATTTTGGATTGGTTAAGAACCGCTGCTTTAACCACTGTCCCTCACTGTCACAACACTGTCACGTTTCCCAAAAATCCCTGTGAAGCCAGTAACCATGCGGGTTTCAAGTGCGTGTGAATTTCTGAAGGCGCATTAATTGTACATTGTATGTAATTCTCCTTTCATTTGTAACTCTCCCTTTTTCATCTTAACATATGGTTCTTCTGAATCGATGACCCAGTTTCGCCCAATTTTTTTGGCGGTTTTGAACCCGCCGCGGCAAGCCTTTTGCCGGACGGAAATTGCTGCCTTACCGTGTGCAGCTGCATATTTAGATAGACTAATTAGCATTTTAAGTCCTCCAATTAATTAACTTTTTCAAGTTCAGGCCAAAAGTCTTCCGTCCTATCTGGGCCCATCCAGCTTTCTGCTTTTCCGCGATTATCATAGATATTTCCAACCTCGAAAGCGCCTTTATAATTAAGCATTATAATTCTTGCAAGGTTCGCTTTATAGTTAATTTTATTTGCAATTTCATTCTTTGTCATTTTGATTACTTCCTTTCTTAATTTCTGTATTATTGTTAGTTAAGCTTTACGAATTTAGTAACTTTTAGCAGCGGTTCGCCATCAGCACCAGTTCCAACCACTTTGCCCCACACGCGATATGCAGGCCGTGATACAACATTAAGATATGTGATTTCAAGTACATCTGTCAAAATTGGTCGATAGTTGTTTCCGGAAAATTCTGCATTAAATGCGGAAACACCCGCTTCAAAATTTCCATTTGCAAAGTTTTTTGACTTTCCGTTTTTTGGTAAGTCACCAAACCTGAGAAATCCTTTTTCGGCGTTTTTAAAAATCGCTGCATTGTTTTTTTTGGCGGCATCTATAATTTTTTGCGTATTAATGTGGACACAGGCTGCGCATAGCTTTCCAAAGCCGTCCTTTTTAAATTCGCAAGTCCAACCATCGTTTTCCATGTCTTTTGCCATTTCTTCAGCTGATGTACCCTCAGCCCACTTCCGGCCAGGAGCGTCTGTCGCAGAAGCAAAAGAAAAATAACTTTTTTCGTTAAACAAATTTTGAGTATTCACAAAAGAAATTGTGCCAGCGCTTTCAGGCAATCCAAGTACATTTTTATAAACAGAATTTTTCATTTTGATTACTTCCTTTCTTAATTTCTACATTTATTATACATCTATATCGATGTATTGTCAATACTTTTTTGAAAATATTTAAAAAAAAATTCGACGCATTACCGGGGATTTTGCCATTTCAATTTACTTTTCTGCCCTGCTGTTTTCGCTGCCACTATTCCTGCATTGTACATTTCAAGTCTCGCCTCGCGCACCAGAAGAAAGTCCGGAATCTGCTGACGGAAGGGGGTATCAGATTGAGACCCCCTGTGGGCTTTCTGAAAATATTTTTGAAAAAGGGGCTGACATGTGCAGCAACGCAGTATATACTGTAAGCAGTAAAGGAAGTGAGAAAATGGCAGAAAAAACTATTACTATACGGATTGACGAAAAGCTTCATAGGGATATTAAAATTCACATTGCAAAAGAGCAGCTCGCCTTGAAAGACTATATTGTGGGGCTTATTCAAAAAGACCTGTATGACAATAGTAAAAAATAGAAGCAGCCTGCTTCCCTTCCAAAAGCTGCAGACTGTTTCCCCCGACAGATTGCCCTATCTGAATTTATTTTACAACGGATGAGGCTTACTGTCAAACATGAAAGGAGCTTTATCAATGGCCAAGGTCAATGTTTATGATGGCGAAAGAATCGTCGCCCCGTTCCATTGCAGACTGGAGCGAGGACGGCGCAATTTTTGCTTTAATTGCAAGCTGGCGTCTACTCATTCCTTTTGATTTCAAAATATTGTCTATCTTTTGCGCGACTGTCATATAATCGTTTCTTTCCTCCCAACTGTATAGACTATTAAATCACTTTTTAAACAAAAATTCAAGCAAATACTTGACATTGAACGTAATACCGTTTATAATATGCTTATGAACGGTTTTTCGTTTAAAAGGAGGCAACAATAACTGTGAACATAAGCATAGAAAAAGTTGAGGTTTTGCAGGCAAAGCACAATTTGACGGCAAAAAAGTTAGCCGAGATAGCAAATATATCGAGGCAAACGCTTTCAACAATTAAAAAGTGCCGAACTTGCAGGCCAACTACAGCTGCAAAAATAGCTAAAGCATTTAATGTTGACGTTACGGACATTTTAACAGAGGTAAACAGATAATGCAGTATTACATAGGTGCAAAAGAAGCAGCGCCAATTCTAAACTTATCGGAGGGCAAAGTCTACGAGCTGTTTCGCAAAATGAACGCGGAACTTAGAAAAGCGGGCTATATGACCGTCGCAGGACGCGTTCCGCGCGCATACTTCAATAAGAAATTTTACGGCGGCGTAGATGGTACGGAAGAGATGACACAATGAGCAATTATTTAGCCGTACCGGCGGAAATGAGAGACCTTACACAGTGGGTATGCTGGAAGCTTGAATGCAGGCAGGACAAAGGAACGCTAACAAAAGTGCCTTATGCAGTAAACGGAAAACACGCGCAAAGCACAAATCCCGCAACATGGACAACGTTTCAGAATGCAGTGCAGGCAAGCGATGATTATTCCGGTATAGGTTTTGTATTTAAGCAGGACGGCGGAGTTGTTGGGATTGACATTGACCATTGCAGAGACATGAGCACAACTGAAATTACGAATCCTTTAGCGGCAGAGATGGTACGTGACTTCCACAGCTACACAGAGATTTCACCGAGCCGAACAGGATTACACATCTTCTGCAAGGGGAAGCTGCCCGGGCGGGGGCACAAATGGACAGACGCTGGCGTTGAGATGTACGACGGAGGCCGTTTCTTTACCATTACAGGCAATTCCCTTTCTTCTGCCCCGTTCCCTCTTGTGGACGCGCAGGGCGCGATAAACAAATGGTATAACAAGTTTGCTTCCGAACATGAAAGCACCGCAGAGAAGCCCACAGAAAAGAGGAGCATTTCCCTTGATGACAGCAAACTGCTTGAAACCGCAGCGAACGCAAACGATGGTACAGTGTTCCATGACCTTTTCATGGGCAACTGGCAAGACCATAGCAAAAGCCAAAGTGAAGCTGACCTTGCGCTATGCAACCTGCTTGCATTCTGGACGGGGAAAGACGCTGCACAGATGGACAGGCTTTTCAGAGAATCCGGCCTTTACCGTAAAAAATGGAACGAACTCCATGGCAAACAAACTTACGGTGCTATGACAATCCAAAAGGCTATTAATGGCTGCCATGATGTTTATGGCGAACGCCCGACAGCAAAACAGGATTTTACAGGCGTGAGTTTTAAAAGCAAAGACGCTTTCGGGCGGAGCGAACCGCAAAAGAAAAAAGCCGCACTTAGTATAGTACCCGCCTACAAGCTCCAAAATGCCGAAATTCCGCCATTAACGTTTATTGTAGATGGTATATTACCGCAAGGCCTTGCGCTCCTGTGCTCCCCGCCAAAGTACGGCAAGAGCTGGCTTGTGTTAGCCTTGTGCCTTTCAGTCGCGGCAGGGGAACAGTTTCTTAATCATAATACTATGCAGTCAAAATGCCTGTACCTTGCACTGGAAGATAGCGCACGACGATTACAAGACCGAATGAATAAAATTCTTGCAAGTGAACCGGTTTCAAGAAACTTTGACTTTGCGCTTCACGCCCCGACGTTGGGCGGCGGTCTGATTGAAGCACTCGAAAACTACATAAATGAAAACCCCACAGTACGCCTTATTGTAATTGACACGCTCCAAAAAATTCGTGACCCCGCAACAGGCCGAGAAAATGCCTATAGCGTCGATTACCGGGAAGTCGGCGCGCTAAAGAAATTTGCCGACAAGCATAACATTTGCGTATTGCTTGTACACCATCTGCGGAAAATGCAGGATACAGATGACCCGTTCATGATGATATCGGGCACTAATGGCATTATGGGTGCAGCGGACACAACGTTCGTAATGACGCGGGAACACCGGGCTGACAAGGAAACAAAGCTGTCTTATACAGGCAGAGACATCGAGCAAAACGAAATTATTATGAAATTCGACAAGTCCGAGTATAAATGGCACGTCGAGGGATTCGCGGAAGAAATTGAAGAGAAAAAAGAAAATGAAGAATATGACCAAAACCCAACAGTCAATACCATCAAAAAATTGTTAGAGCAGTGCCCGAACGGTTGGGAGGGCACAACAAAAGAGCTTATGGACGCAGGGCTTCACTTTGAAAACATCTATCTTGCAAGCACAACTGAAAAGCTTTCAAGAGAAATTAAAAAGCTTACGCCCGTTCTCTGGAACGTAGACAGAATTGTCCACGAGAGTGTGAGAAATGGCAGCGGCGGGAAAAAACATCGTTTCTATTATTCAAACATAAAGTTTTCAACCGTTGGTGGAAAACCTGCAACCGTTGATGCGTAAAC